CTATGGAAGAACAGCGCAGAAACGCTATTCGAGCAGCGTTTTATGTGGATCAGCTTCAATTACAGGAAGGTCCGCAAATGACGGCAACAGAAGTTCTACAGAGAAACGAAGAACGTATGCGTCTACTTGGACCGGTAATGGGTCGATTGCAATCGGAATTATTGCAGCCGTTAATACAAAGGTCTTTTCAGCTTATGTTAAGAAATGAGCGTTTTGTTCAACCGCCGGAAGAGCTGCAAGGTCAGGATATAGAAATTGAATATGTATCTCCATTGGCCAAAGCACAGAAATTAACAGATTTACAAGGCACATTAAGGGGCATTGAGATCTTTACCCAGTTAGATCAGACCGTACCGGTCATGGATTATCTTGATCCGGATGGCCTAGTTAAATACCTAGTGGACGTTACCGGAATGCCGGCACAGGTTATTAGAAGCAATGAAGAAGTTGCAGCGATGAGGGAAGAACAGCAACAGGCACAGGCACAGGCTCAATCCCAGCAGGATCAAATGATGATTGCTGAACAGGCACAGAAAACAGCGCCTATGATTAAAGCTTTAAATGACGCTGGTATTACGCCGGATGAAGCTGCATGAAGAAATTAAATGAAATCCGCACAGAGGATTTAAAGAATAACTACAGGCGTATGTTTTTAACAGACGATGGGCAGATTATTCTTGATCATCTGAAGCAATGTTTTGGTTTTTATCAAACTACTTATGCCAAAGGCGATCCTTACGATAGCGCCTTTTTTGAAGGGCAACGATCTGTTGTGCTGAACATCCTACGAATGATGGAGCCACAGAAAAAACTTGAACAGCAAAAGGAAATAAAGAATGAGTGAAACAGAGGTAATCCAGGGCGATACTGGATCTCAACCCGAAGCCGTTAGCGCAGAGCCGGCTCCGGTAGCGTTTATCGATACGTTAAATGAAGAATTAAGAACCGAACCAAGTTTAAGAAATTTCACAGATGCGTCTGGATTGGCAAAGTCTTATATTCATGCCCAGAAAATGATTGGGATGGATAAGATTGCCGTACCGGGTAAATCTTCAACAGATGAGGAATGGAACCATGTTTACCAGAAGCTTGGCCGTCCTAATGCTGCCGGTGACTATGGCATTAAGGATCTTGAAGGCTTTTCAGAAGATGATATTAGTCATTTTCAGCAAATTGCACACAATGCTGGCCTTAATGCAAAACAGGCTGAAAAAATTGCGAAAGCCTATTCAGAAAAAAACAAAGAAGCCATCGCAGCCAGCGTTTCTGAAAGGGAAGCGGTCATCAACGAAAGGACAGCGGAACTCCAGAAAGAATACGGCAAGGCGTATGAGCAAAAAATGAAAATGGCCAAGGCCGCTGCTAAACGCCTGGGTGCTAATGAAATTATTGATGAACTGGAATTATCGGATGGTACGCTTATGGGCGATCATCCCGGTATTATTCGTATGTTCATTGGACTGGCTAATCAAATGGGGGAAGATACATTGGAAGGTGAAACAACCGATTTAATTATGACTCCTGATGAAGCCAGAAGAGAATTAAACCAGATAATTGCCAAGGATACGCCCTATTGGGATAAGACGCATCCGGAGCATGATTATTATACTCGAAAAGCTTTAGAGCTTAGAGAGCATATTCATGTTGGATAACCGAAAGGCCCAACTGCAAGCTGTATAGTCAGCGGATAGCTTTTCCTTATAAGCAAGAACGACCCATTTTTGGATAATCGGACGCAAGCAAATCACAATTTTTAAACACAGGAGGTGTATTATTTCAACCGAAATAACCACGGCTTTTGTTCAACAGTATTCGTCTAATGTACAAATGTTATCACAGCAAATGGGTTCTCTTTTGCGTGATGCCGTTGATACAGAAACGGTTACTGGTGACAAAGCATTCTTTGAGCAAGTGGGCAGCGCAGCAGCTCAAGCTCGAACCAGCCGTCATGCGGATACTCCGCTGATGGACACGCCCCATGCAAGACGCATGGTTACATTAACCGATTATGAGTACGCAGATCTCGTTGATGATCAGGATAAATTAAGAATGTTAATTAGTCCTGAATCTACCTATGCAAAGGCAGCCGCAGCAGCGATTGGCCGATCCATGGATAGTACAATCATTAGCGCTCTAGGCGGTACAGCTTATACTGGAACCACAGGTTCTACGTCTACAGCTTTACCATCAGCTCAGAAAATTGCTCATGGAAGCGCAGGATTAACCATTAACTTGTAGTGGCTTATTATAGTAATATAATTCGAATAACTCTGTGAATTGCTGGAAAATCTCAAGTAGACAATCAGCAGCCAAGCCTAGAAATAGGAAGGTTCAACGACTATCCGAAAGGAGTAGGATCAAGTGATCCGAAGCGCAGAGCATCCCTTAGGGATGATGATATAGTCTGATCTATATGGTGACATATAGCAGCCGAAAGGCGATCTTGGCTTAACGAACCAAGATGAACATAAATGTGCAAAACTTGTTACAGCTAAAAAGAAGCTTGATGAGCAATCTGTTGATCCATCGATTACAAGATACATCGTTGTATCTCCAGAGCAAATTGAAGATCTACTCAATTCAACTACTGTTACAAGCGCAGACTTTAATACGGTAAACACTTTGCCTATCTAGGTGGAAACACTTAGATGAAAATTCCTTAAATTCGGGGAAGGCTTTAAAATGCTAATCCCGAGCCAAGCCTATGAAAATAGGAAGGTGTAGAGACTTGACAGGGAACACCCTAACATTCAGTTGAGGGTGAAGAGAAAGTCCAGACCACAAACCGAAAGGGCAGCGAAAGCTGTAGTTGGTACGAAAGGCACTTGTACAGGGTGATATTGATACGTTTGTTGGATTTAAATTCATTACCAGCAACAGACTTTCAGATGATGGCACTAGCCGTCTTTGTTATGCCTGGGCGCAAGATGGCGTTAAGCTTGCCATTGGTAAAGAGCCAACAGCCAAGATCGATGAGCGTTCTGACAAATCATACGCAACGCAAGTCTATTACTGTTCTTCTTTTGGTGCGACACGCATGGAAGAAGTAAAAGTAGTAGAAATTGCCTGTAACGAGTAAAGGAGATAGATTATGGCTACAGTTTACTCAGTTGGCAGAACTAACACTAGAGCAGTACCTACTGTTAAAAACCCAGTTAATAAAATGGGTGGCAGAATTAGGGTTGCACATGACGTATATGAAGCATCTTCATTAGCATCCGGTGATGTTATTGAAATGTTTACATTACCTGATGGAGCGAGATTGCTTGAAGGATCTTTAGCACATGATGCTATGGGTTCATCAACAACTTTATCTGTTGGATACGCAGCGCATACTAATAGTGCCGGAACAGCAGTAAGTGCATCAGCGGCGGCTTATAAAGCGGCAGCAGCAAGTACCTCTGCACAGAAAGTTGACATTATGGCAACTTTAGCTCTTGGATCGGGAACCGTGACTGACACCAATGGTGATGGAGTCGCAGTAACCGTGACAATGGGTGGGGCCGCAGGTACAGGAACCATAGAGTTAACCGTCAAATATGTGGTTGACTAAAGTTTAGGGGGGAGCAATCCCCCCTTTATTTTTTTTGGAGATTTAAATGTCAAGTAAAGTTGATATTGCTAATTTTGCATTAACCATTATTGGTGCATCTACCATTTCCAGTTTAACTGAAGGGGTAAAGGCAGCTAATGTTGTTAATCAAAGGTTTGATAGTGTTCGTGATGCTGTCTTTAGAGCGCATCCCTGGAATAGTTTAGTTGCCAGAGCAACGCTTTCACAGGATAGTACAAGTCCGGCATTTGGCTATACCTATCAGTATTTGCTTCCTACCGATCCGGCTTGTCTAAGGGTTTTAGAGTTTAGCAATGGTACATTAACGTATCCTGTTGATAATATGACTAATAGCAATGGATTACCGGTTTTTGTTGTAGAAGGTAAAAAGTTACTGACAGACGAAGGTACGGCAAAAATAAAATATATTGCCAGAGTGACCGATACGACCCAATACGACACAAGTTTAATTGAAACTTTATCAGCAAGGTTGGCGCATGAAATATGCTATGCCATTACCGGTTCATCAAGTTTATTGAATACAACCTACGAGCTTTATTTACAGAAATTAAAAGAAGCAAGGTTTGTGGATGCTACCGAAGGCGCACCGCAGCGTATTGAAGCTTCTGACTTTATTGAAAGCCGTTTTTAATGGTCAAATCTGCCCCATCCTTATCGTCATTTACCGGTGGTGAATTAACCGAAAGGCTGTCCGGGCGTGTATCCCTTACTAAATACAGGGAAGGTTTATCAGAATTAACGAATTTTCTTGTACTTCCACAGGGCGGGGTTACGAGAAGACCCGGAACCGAATATCTTGGGGAAGTAAAAGATAGTGACGATGTAACACGATTAATCCCTTTTCAGTTTAAAACTTCTGACACTTATATTCTGTCCTTTGGTGACAGCGTTATGCGAGTATTTCGTAATGGTCAGCAAGTATTAAACAGCAGTTCTAAGGCGATTACAGGCATTACACAGGCTAATCCCGGTGTGCTAACAAGTAATAGTCATGGGTTTAGTAATGGTGATGAGGTTTTTGTTTCTATTTCTCAAGGCATGACAGAATTATCAGATCGAAATTACCTTGTTGCCAATAGCACCACCAATACTTTTACGTTAACGGATTTGCATGGAACGGCGATTAATACTACGGCCATGACCGCTTATTCGGCTGGTGGAACACAGACAGCAACAGAAATTTACGAACTAACATCCCCTTATCCTAGTTCTGTAATAAATGATGTTAATTTTGTTCAATCAGCCGATACCATGTATATGGTTCATCCTAGTTATGCGATAAGAACTTTAACTAGAACAGGGCATAATGCCTGGGCATTTAACACGCCTAGCTTAACAAGTGCCGCCAATAGTATGAATGCAAGTTCTGATAATTACCCAAGTGTGGTGACTTTCTTTGAGCAACGGCTTGTTTTTGGTGCAACGAATAATTACCCGCAGACGTTATGGTTTTCTAAGAATGGTGATTATACCAATTTTACTGTAGGAACCAATGCAGATGATGCTCTTGTTTATACTATTGCGAGTAATCAGGTGAATGCCATCCGGTGGTTAAGTGCAACGAGGGTTATGGTTGTGGGTACGTCTGGGGGTGAATATGTGGTGACAACGAGTAACCAGGGTCCGGTAACACCTACATCTACACTTATTCGTAAGTATAGTAATTATGGCAGTGCAGCGCATACGCCAATACAGGTTGCTGATGTTACGTTATTTCTACAGCGAAACAAAAGAAAAGTCAGGGAATTTAGATATGTTGGGGATGTAGACGAAAGCGGCTATCAAGCGCCTGATATGACTATTTTAAGTGAGCATATTACTGAAGGTGGAGTTATTGAGTTTGCCTATCAACAGGAACCGGATAGCGTTGTCTGGGCAAGAAGAAATGACGGTACGTTGCTTGGCATGACGTACAGAAGAGAAGAAGAGGTTGTAGCGTGGCATAAACATGTGATTGGCGGCAGATTTGGTGATTGCACCATTACGGTTTCTGATTATGCCAATATAGCCACAGGCAGTAAAATTATTCTGACATTAGCTAGTGGTACTGAAATTACATTAGAAAGCGAAGCAGCTGGATCAAGTTCCCCATCAGCAAGATCAGGGAATACGATTTATTATCGGCCAAATACAAATAATGACACGACAGCTGATAATATTTACACGGCTTTAAATGCTGAATCAGAATTTACAGTAGCTAATCCTTCTGCTGCTGTTGTGACTATTTATGAAACGGCTCCGGGGGTAGGTTTATTAACCGCTACGACAACCGATAAAGTTAGGCTTGCCGTAACAGATCAAGGACAGGCTGTTGTTGATAGTATTGCGACTTTACCAACTGATAGTGGTGAAGATGAACTGTATATGATTGTTAAAAGAACCATTAAGGGATTAACAAAAAGATATGTAGAGCGTTTAAAATCTATTGAGTTTGGGGATGAAACGCATGAAGCCTGGTTTGCAGATAGTGGATTAGCATACCCTGCTGCTTGGCCAACGCCTGATTATGCAACGGCTATTTCTTCTTTTACCGGGATGTATCATTTAGAGGGTGAAACCATACAGGTTGCCGGCAATGGTGCGGCGCATTCAGATCAAACGGTTGCATCCGGGGGCAGTTTTTCTCTTACTTATAGCTGTAATTCTGTATTGGCCGGTTTTGGTTATAATAGTAATTTACAAACGAACAGGCTTGAAAGTGGTTCGGAAGACGGTACATCACAGGGTAAACCTAAAAGGGTTCATGGCGTAACAGTAAGGTTATTAAAAACAGTGGGTCTGGATATTGGTCCAACAGCATCTACTTTAGAAACTGTACCTTTTAGGGATAGTTCTATGTCTACATCTGAAGCTGTACCTTTGTTTACCGGCGATAAAGACGTTGAGTTTAGCGGAACATATTACGAAAACGATAAAGTTTATGTAAGGCAGACACAGCCATTACCGTTAACAGTTTTGGCTATTTATCCAAGATTAACAACATTTGATATATAGGAATACGCATGGGTTTTGTTTGTGGCGCTGTTACATTAGTTACAACGATTGGTCAGGGGTTACAGGCCAAGGCTGCTGCTGATGATGCAGCGAGGGCAGCTGAAGAAGTTGGTGAATTTAATGCTGGTTTGATTGAAAGGGATATTGACCTTTTACAAAAACAAAGAACCATTGTTAATAGTAATTTAGTAACAGCAAAACAACGAGCTAGAAAAGATTTTCGTTCTGTTCGTGGTGAGCAAAGAGCTGCTTTTGGTGGTGGTGGAATTGAACTAGCCGAAGGTACGCCAATTTACGTTGGTTTGGAAAGTGCCAATGAATTGGATTTTCAATTAGATCAGATGGAATTTGAGAATGAAATTACTAACATGATGATTTCTGATCAACAGGAAGATGCTAGATTACAAGCTGAATTATCAAGGATGAAAGGTGGGGCGGATGCTGCGTCAGTACGAGCGCAGGGCAATCGATCCTTAATCTCTTCATTGGGTAAAGCTTCACAGATTGGATATGAAATGTACGGTGGAAAGGATATGTTTTGAAAATACCCATATACAAAGCAAATTTTAATCCTTCCAACAGAGCGCCGGGTACGTCTATTCGTGCTAGGAAAGATTTAAGTGGCGTTAAAGCCAAACTTGATCAAAGCAATGTCTTAGGTGAATTTCTTGGTAATGTAAGTGAGATTGCGCTTACACGCTATCGAGTAGCTGAAGAATTAAAACTCAATGAAAATCTTTTGGCAGCGGAAAATTCTATTCGTCAATTAGAGTATAATATGGGTAGGGATAATAATCCTTATTCTGTGCTAGATGGTGAGAACCCAAGATGGTTTTCTCAAATAGAAGAAATTAAAAAAACATTAAGGGGAAATATAGGAACGAATGTTAATTCTGTTTCCAAGTTTCTTGCCAAGTTTAACATGGCAGAAATGAGTGCCAGATTACGTTTACGCCCAAAAATTGATGCGGTTATTGCTGCAAGGGCAGCTGCGGCTAAAAAGCAAGCTACTGATTTACAGTATTCTGGATTGGGCAGTAATGAATCAAAAGCAAGTTTAAATAAAAGATTAGTAAATTTAGGATTGCTAAGTCGAAATAATTTTAAAGTAAATAAAGATGGGGGAAAAGTATACACAAAAACAGGATTATTGGATCGACAAGGCCATATTACTGAAATGGGAAAACGCATTACTACAGAATGGATTAAGGAAAACCCACTTGTTGGACCAAAAAATGTTTTGGATTTAATGCAATGGTCACAGGAAGGCGCTGTATTTGATCCCGGTGGCGTTAATGAAGGCGTTTATTTTACTTTGTCCGAAATGGAAGAAACAGAGCGAACAGAGTTATTAAGTAAGTTATTTAATGAAGCTACAACGTCTTATAATAAATTCGTTAAGTTAAAGGAAGATCAGGAAAAGCTTGATGAAACCAAACTTAAAGATGCAATGTCCAATATGGAAATTGTTAATCCGGGGCAATCTTATTCGATAGATCAGGCTAGAGCTATTTTACATAAAGTTATTAAAATAAGGGGATACGACACGCCTAGACAAAATGGAGAGGATATTGACTATTTTGCAAAAGATGAAAATGGGGCAAGTATTATAGACGTTGATGGTGATGAGTTGGTTCAGGGGATTCATCTACAAGCTATTATGTCACAAATGTTTCAATTTAATGCTTTTAATTTTGGTTTAGACAGAGAAGATCTTAATAAAGTTGACGATATGTTTAATCAACGGTTTTTGGCTGTAGGTAGTGATGACATGACTCAAACAAATGTTATTAATGAAACTACTAGACCTGATTTTGGGTACGCTAGTTTGCCCCCTAATGAAAAAATTATTGCAACGGCAGATTTAAGCAGAACTCTTGATTTATTAGAAACTGAAGGCACACTTACTGCTACAAAACTTTTAGAGTTTCAAAATACCATGTATAACGGGAAACGTCTTTTTATGGATCGTCTGGAATTTCTTGATTGGGCAGAGCCATATTCTTATAGAATACAAAACCAAGGTAGAAACAAAGCTGGAAAAGCTTATCTTAAAGATATTTCAAAGCGTTTTGAAAGGGATATAGGCGCTAATGAGAATTTAGCCGACGGTGATGCCGCTGAAGTTATGGCTAAAAAAGTTATATTCGTTGACAAAATAAGATCTGATGTAGAAGCCTGGTTAGATCAAACAGCCCTTGAAAACGAAAGATTAAGCAAATTAGGAGAACCGCCTAAATTAATATCCAATGCTGAGATTCAAGAAAAATTTAATGAAATAAAACAAAATTATGATGCAACTTTTAAAGCAGATATTTTTCAAGATTTCATTGAGGTTTTAAAATCTAGACTAGCTGATAATGCACAAACTGAAAAATTTAGTGAGCGTTACCCAGCTTTAATTACAGATGAATACAAATATCAATTAGATGAATTAGCTTTTGATACAAATGATAATCAAAAAGAAAGCTTAAAAAAATTATTAGTAACAGCAAAGGCTAGATTGGGTTACGCTCGTCAGACAGACTTCCAAAGTGTTACTGATTTAAATAAATTTAATAGAGTAATTAATATTATTAAAAACCAACAGCGCATTCTTGGTTATTTAGAAAATTAATAGGAAAATTCATTGGACGATAAAACGCAAAATCTTGCGAACACTACGTTTGCGGAAATCGATAATTCTGTAGATGTTGATGATCGTGTC